AAAGCTGATGTCCGGGAGTGCTATATCCATCACCTTTCCCCCCTAGAAGCACTCACAGAGCCATTTGCAATAGATGGCTCTGTTACCTATACGGTAAAACTAGACAAGACTCCGATTGGAATGTGCGGCACTGTCCCTACAAAGGCCAACAAAGCTAGGGTTTGGCTTTTAGGCACTGACAGTATTACAAATAACTTTCGCCCCTTCCTGCGCGGCTGTAGGCCCACTATAGAGCTTTTGCAAGCTACATATTACTCAATAGAAAATTATGTTCCAGCAGACCACCACGATACAATTATGTGGCTAGCTTGGTGTGGATTTACTTTTGATGAGCATTTGTATGAAATACAAGGGCATACATTTATGCGTTTTGTGCGTTGCGCTTTAGATAAAAATAATGGTATTGGTGAATTAAGTCGGCCTGTAATGCACTAAGCGACCCGCCAGGACAATCGCGTTGAGGTAGCCAAGCAGATAACCGTATAGCGTAAAACAACTGAAAAGGACTGTAAAATGGCGAATACTATTGATGTCGCATTTATCAAGCAGTTTGAATCAGAGGTTCACATGGCTTATCAGCGTATGGGTTCCAAGCTGCGGAACACTGTGCGTATGGCAAACAATGTAACTGGTTCGACTGTTCGATTCCAAAAAATCGGTGCTGGCAGTGCCTCCACCAAATCACGCAATGGCAATATCACCGCTATGGAGCTGGCTCATACGCAAGTTGAAGCCACTATGGAAGACTTCTATGCGGCAGAATATATTGATAAGCTGGACGAGTTGAAGGTTAACATCAACGAGCGTCAAGCCATTGCTCAATCAGCTGCTGCTGCTCTGGGTCGTAAGACTGACGAGCTGCTTTACACAGCAATGGACGCTGGCGCAAATGCCACAGCTATTGCTGATACTAGCGGTGCGTTGGTTAAGGCTGACTTGCTGTCTCTGTTTGAGACATTTGGTTCTGCCAACATTCCAGAAGACGGTGATCGCTATCTGGCGATGAATCCTGCTGGTTACGCTGACCTGTTTGCTATCACCGAGTTTGCTTCTAGCGACTTTGTTGGTGAACAGAATCTGCCTTATGCTGGTGGTATGACCATGAAAGAATTCCTTGGCTTCAAGGTATTCTCGACTTCAGCTATCACTGCTGGTAAGAACATTGCTTATCACAAGTCTGCTGTTGGTCTGGGCATCAATTCCGATGTTACCACTGAGCTGAACTATGTGCCGGAAAAAGTATCACACCTTGCAACATCAATGATGTCTATGGGTGCTGTTGTCATTGATGACAATGGTGTATACGAAGTTCTGGACAATAACTAAGAGGAGGACTGTTAAATGGCTTATTCTGCATCTGGTCTAACTCGCATGGCAAGCGGCGGTGGTCATAGCATGTGGTTCTATGACTCAACTGATGCCATGACTGTTGTTCGTGTATCTGGTTACTTTAATGACGCTGCTAGCATGTTGAATGTTGGCGATGTTATTTTTGTGCTGGATAGCGATGCTCCTGCTATGAGCATCTCTGTTGTGCTGTCAAACACCGGCTCTGTCGTTGACATTGCCGATGGGACTGCACTGACCATGACAGATACCAACTAAAATAGGGGAAGGGGGCTTCGGCCCCCTTCACTACTATGGCAAGCACGGCAGCAAATTCATCTATAGACATCTGCTCAAGAGCATTGATTCTTATTGGAGCAGACCCGATTACATCTTTTGAAGATGGAACAACAGAGGCTCTTGTCTCTGTTAATATGTATGAAGATGTAGCAAGGGCATCGCTTGTTAATACACGCTGGCGTTTTGCTACCAATCAAGCTGTTTTAAACAGACTGAGCGATGTGCCAACTGGTAGATATGATTATGCATATCAACAGCCTACTGGAACTTTGATGGTGCATGCTATAACAGTCAACGATTACCAAATTGAATATCAGGTCTATGGTGACAAAGTGTATGCTAACACATCACCAAATGATGAATTAATTATTGATTATACTTACCGCGCTACTGAAGAAAACTGGCCTTCATATTTTACGATTGCAGTAGAGTATGCACTAGCGGCTCTGTTTGCTACTGCTATTGCTAGAGATGCTGGCCTTGCATCGCTAATGAAACAAGCTGCTTCTGATGCAATGGCAAAGGCGCGTAGTCTTGACTCTCAACAGCAGACCACTCGCAAGCTGGTTACATCGAGGTTTATTACTGACAGGCGAAGCTAATGGCTAGTATCCGCATACCGATAACTAATTTTCAGTATGGTGAGATTAGTCCATCGCTTGTTTCAAGGACTGACACACCGCTTTACAATAATTCTGCCAAAAAGATTGAGAATTTCTTTTTGCGTAATGAGGGCGGTTTGCTCAAGCGGTTTGGCACAAGTCGTATTTATGAGTTCGACACAACTGTAGATTCCTCCGCTACGCAACAGCTCCGGCTTGTGCCATTCATATTTTCTGATGATGAACGCTATATTATTAGCCTTGAGAACGCAAAGATTCGCGTATTTCAAATTGATCCGACAACCGGGGCTGTATCGCTCATACAAACGATTACACAGGATGTAGACTCAGCGGCTATACCTTTTACCAATGCTAAGCTTCCTGAGCTAACATATGCTCAGGCGGGCGATGTTATGTTTATCTGTCATCAAACATTTATGCCGCGCAAACTTGTCCGCACTGGCCTTACTACATTCCAGTTTGAGACTCTTGATTTTACAGATAGCGCAGATGGATACAGGATTAATCAGCCATATTATTCTTTCCAAGGCGTAGGCGTAACACTAGACCCATCAGCCAGCACTGGAAGTAGTATCACTCTCACTACAAGTGCAGATTATTTTGATACCACAGGAACGCAAACAGGTGGTGATTATTTAGATTCTAAGCATGTTGGTGTTGTGCTGCGCTATCACGATAATGAAATTTTGATTACATCTGTTCAGTCTGCAACATCAGCAACAGGCGATATTACAGACGAGCTGCTTGTGCATCTTGATATTGACGCTATTGAGACGACAGATAGTAGTGCTGACATTCATATTACTTTTGTTAATCACGGACTTTCTGTCGGCGATTCAATAACAATATCTGCTGCCGGTGCTGTAGGCGGTATTGCTGCGAATCAAATCAATGGCACTCGAAGCGTTACAGAGGTTATTGATGAAAATGAATTTGTTGTAACTGCTGGTTCAAGTGCCAATGATTCTACAATCGGTGGCGGCTCCCCTAAAATTGTTACCCATGCTGCAACTACAGAATGGGCAGAGCAGTCATATAGCTCATTGCGTGGTTATCCTGCGGCAGTTACATTTCATGAGAATCGACTTTGGTTTGGCGGCACTATTGCTCAGCCTGATGGCATTTGGGCCAGCAAAACTGCTAGCTATTTTAACTTTGATGTTGGTGATGCAGAAGATGATGATGCGCTTGATTTGACTGCATCTATTGGTGAAATCAACACTATTAGGCATTTGGTTTCTAATCGTGATTTGCAGATATTCACATCAACATCTGAGATGTATATTCCTTCATTTACAGAAAAGCCAATTACGCCAACTAACGCACAGATTCGTAGGCAAACATCTTATGGCGCAAGTTATGTGCGTCCAGATTCATTTGATGGTGCGACTATTTATGTGCAGAAAACCGGCTCTGTAATTAGAGAATATATCTACTCAGACCAAGAAGCTGCGTATGTTTCTACTGGTATATCTGTGTTGTCACCGCATTTAATTAGCAGCCCTGTGCAAATGTCTATCCTTAGGGGTGCTATTAATCGTCCTGAGTCCTATGCTTTTGTTATTAATAATGATGGCACTATGGCTGTCTTTACATCTAACAGAGCTGAGCAAAGAGCTGGTTGGACGCAATGGACTACAGATGGCAAGTTTCATTCTGTCTGCACTGTAGATGACCGGGTGTTTTGTATTGGCACATATGACACTGGAGCAGGAACAAATAAACACATCTTGATGGAATTTGATTCAACTTTGAATATGGATTTCTCAGATACATTTACTGGAAGTGCTGGCGTATTTGATGTCTCAAGCCATTTTGAAAATGGTGCAACAGTCAAGGTTGTTGATGGCACAAACTATCTTGGTGAATTTACAGTAGCTAGCGGTAATGTAGATGTTTCTGCTGTGCAAGAGATTACATCGGCAGAGATTGGCTATTCATTTAATGTTGAAGCAGAGACTTTGCCGATTGATGCACAGGTAACTGCTGGCCCTTTGACTGGTGAACCACGCTCTGTAAATCGAGTAATACTTGATTTGCTAGATACTTTGTCTGTATCTGTTAATGGAAAGAGGCTTGTTATTAGAACTGTGTCAGACGATTTTAGCCAAGACAGAACCAAGGTTACTGGCAAAAAAGAGTTTCGTTTGCTCGGCTACAGCAAAGACCCGACAGTTAAAATAACACAAACCGCACCATTATCCTTACAGGTCAATGGTATAGTCGCAGAGGTATCGTTCTAATGGCTATTAATTTTGCTGCAATCCAAGCTATTGGCACTGGTCTTAGTGTTGTATCTACAATCGCCGCAGGGAGGGCTGCACGGCAAGAAGCTGCATTTAACAGAAAGCAGCTTGAGTTTCAGTCTAAGATGCAAAAGAATGAAGCTGCTGCTACAGCAAACCAAAGGCTGCGGGACTTTGATACAGCGCAATCTCAAAACAATGCCTTCTTTGCAATTCTAAATCGCGATCCATCTGACCGGTCTTTGAAAGCGTTTATGGAACGCCAGAAAGAAATTGCTTATGCAGATGCTGATGCCATTGAAAGCCAAGGTTTGATTCAAGCATCACAAACTGCTCGGCTTGCTCAAATGCAAGGAATTCGAGGAAGAAATGCTATTGTGTCTAGCTATTTGAATGCTGGCAGCGCAATTACGACTGGTCTGTATCGGTATCACATTTACAAGACCGACAAGCTTGGTGAGGAAGTATAATGGCTGTAATCAAGCAAAGACGACAGTTTCTGCCGCAAAACATTGGTGTTATCCGCGCTGATACTGGTGCTGGTGAAGTAGCCAGAAGCGCAGCAAATCTTGCAGATGCAATGATTGAAACCTCTTTTGACGAGCTAAAAAAGCAAGCAAGAGAGCGTGGTGTAGAGGTTGCTCAGGCGGCATCTGCGGCTAGTCTTAGAACTATTAACCCGGAAACTGGTGAACCAGAAGCGTTTAGCATTCCACAAAATTTTGGGCGTGCTGCACAAGAAGCATATCAGCGTGTTATTGAAGACAGGTATGTTTCACAAACAGAGCAAGATTTCAAAACAAAAGCTGCTGAGCTTTATTTAAAATATCAAAATGACCCTGATGGTGTAGCAAAATTTACTTCTAATTTTTCAGACTTTATTGACAATACATCTGCTGGTGCTGCCCCAAGATTTGCTAACATATTCCAAAATGTTGGCAGTGCTTTACTTGCGTCTAACAAATTAAATTTGCAAGCAAAACAAAATGAAAGAGCAAGAGAAGCAGAGGCTTCTCAGCTTGGACAAGATGTTCAAAATGCCGCAAAAGAAATTTTATCTTTTTATAAAATGCCAGATTTTAGCACAAACGAAGATTTGCAAAATGATAAAAATGGCATTTATGAAAAGCTAGTAAATAATGTTAATGACCATTTTGCCGCTGGGATTATAAAAGAACCTCAGCGGCGATTGTATTTAGCTCAGTTAAAAGGTGCTTTGTATCAAGGCACAGTAGAGGGAATGCTTTCCTATGGAGTTAGCTCAAGAGTCCCTATTACTGTTGAAGAAGTATCTAAGATTCGCACTGTTATTCAAACAGCTGGGGCTGGTATTGAAAATGTGCGGGAAGATTTACGCCCGTTTGTAGAAGACATTCTTGATGGAGAAGACTTTAGAGATTACCAAGATAATATTGATAGCCAGTTAAATGACTTTGCTGCAAATCTTAGCAGACAAGAAACTGCACAAAGCCGCAGAGAAGCTGAGCAAAGACAACAAGATTTAATTTCTGCCGAAATAAATCTTAATGAAAACTACAGAAAACTTGCTGAAGAATTTGGTAATGCCATTGATGCAAATAATATGGTTAATGCTGTTGGCAAAGTTAATGCTGCTTTTGAAAATATAAACAAACAAGCGGAAAACCTAAAAAACCCTGCACAAGCTATTGCTTTCAGAAGTAAAGGACAAAATATTGTTGGCTCAATAGTAATTGATAAAGTAAATCAAATT